GTCATCACTCAAAAGTTGCCAGGGATCTGGCCAGGTCGCTTGGTCATCCCAGTGCAGGTAATATGGCCGCCAGGGTGCCCGAAACCACCAAGAATTGATGTTTTGGAGTGCGGATTCGACAGGAAGATTACTGCATTGATCACGCAGAAGATTCCAACTCTCTAGCCGGGCGGCAAATGTGTTGGGCCAAATCAAGCTAGATGCGTGATACTGTAAGTCATGGTGCCGTTGACACCTTGTTCGTTGGCTGTGTAGTCCAGGCTGACTGTGTCACCAGATTGTGTGACTGTGAGCGTGACACCAGTGGTGTTATTTTCCACGTAATCATCCATGCTGGTTATTCCAGTGCTGCTGTCTCCAACATCCGAAGCCACAATAATTGTGCCGGTACGATATGAAAAGTTTCTCACTATGGTATAGTTGACAGAAAATGCTCGGACCGCAGTTGCATCAACTTCAAATACGTTGGCTGTGGTGTCGTTAATCAATGTTTTAGTTACACCAGTTTCGCGCACATATGATCCCATGGCCAGCTGTGAGCCATTGGTTGTGGCTATGCTGATTGTGCTACCTAGTTGAATTCTAGGAACACTCTGTGCAGCTGTATCACCGCGTCGGAACATGTCACTGATGCTGATGTTGTTGTCGCTTTGTATGTCAATAATGGGTGTGAATGGACTGCTTTCACCCAGGAAATGATTGCCCACGTCATAGAATATGTTATGACCACTGGCATTAAGACCAGGAGTCAGTGTGCTGCCAAATATGATGCCTTCTGCATAGATGTCCCAAAACTGATTGCCGGTGATGCGAACGCCGGTGACATTAGAGCCTTCTAAAACCACACCCTGATACAAGAAATTAAATTCACCGTTGGTGAAGGTCACAGATCCCAGTACCTGATCGGTCTCTGTACCGTAGGTGGTGCCGGAAAATATGCAACCATTAAACGTGATTTGATAACACTGAGTTGACGGTGAGGATGCAAAGGCCACCGCACGGATGTCATCTGCAGAGCTGACAAGATCGGATTGCGTCAAGGGTCCGGTAAAATTAACATTGGTAAAAGTGCAGTTGCTGGCATCTTCGACTATGAATACATCCACTGTGGGATCCAGGCTTTGAAAGCCCATGTTAGTGATAGTGATATATTCTGGTGGGGTGGCACCATTGGCACCAATGCTGGCACCGATCTGTTGCAAGCTGTCGGCAGTGCGGGCCACGCATTCGTGGAGTGCGCTGTCGTCGCCTACTTGCAGTTGTATCACAGAATTATCTGCACCTTCACCATAGAGAGTGGCATAAGTTGGAATGTTTATACTCTGGCTGACTTTGTAAACACCAGCAGGAAAAAACAGGCTGCGTCGGATCTGTGGATTAGTCTCTCTACAGAACAATTGATATAGTGCTCGGTTTATGGCATCCGTGTCATCAGCCACACCGTCACCTACTGCGCCAAAATCCTTGACCGTGGCAAATTGATCCAGCCAGGATTGCAAACTAAGGGTGATCGGAGTGCCAGCTGTGGGGCCGGTCTGTACTGTGTAGCCAGCGGCTTCGCCTTTGTAGGTATACGTGGTCTGGAACTCTAGGATATCCGAAAATTCAGTGAGAATTTCCGTGTTGCCTATAACAGGAGCACCTTCTTCCAGGGTACCATTGCCTATGTATAATCTACGCTCATCTATGCTCCAGCCCAGTTCTGCACCGGCTAGTTGCGGTAGGTTTTCTTGCAAACCTTTGCGGTTGGTTATGCGGGATATCTGTACAATGGCCACTTTTGTTGTCCTTGAATTCTATCCAGTATTTAGCTGGTTAGGTCAGCAGGTAGTATTGCTCAAGTCTGCGCCACCAGGCATCAGTCCAGTGGTCAAAATCTGCTGATTCCAGCACAAATTCTTGATATTCTGGGCGTGCCGTGGGGCGCCCATTGGCATCCACCGGCGGTTTCACACACATTAAGACCACACCTTTGCGTATATTTGTTCCATGTACTTCGTTGTGTGCCAGGGCATAGGCTGCTAGTTGTAGGAAATAGTCTTCTATCCACTCTCGGCGCTTGGGTTTGTTGGTCTGTTTGTAGTCCAGTATGCTTTCTTGATTCATGTGTATGCCTGCTCCATCACTTGTTCCAGCATAAAGTTTTGGGAAATACAAGGGTATTTCTACTCCCCAAAATTCCTGAACATTTTTCAAGCCGTCGTCGATCACAGTCTGTGCCATGGCATGGCTGGCCCAGCCAAAGGGATTTGATCCTTGTTCCTTAAGCTCACCTGTTTTAACATAGTGCTCAAGATAGGTGTGCATCCTGGTACCACGGTTGGCAGCTTCGGTGGTTATGGCCTGTGCCTGTGCATGGCCCACACGATTACGCCACTCTTGCAGGGCCTGTTTCTTTTCTTCGGGCTTGGTCTTTTCCAGCACAGTGGTCACACTGGGCAACTTGCCGCCAGGTGTGTCATACAGCCTGCGGCCGTCTTCGGTGACCCTGTTCAAGGGTTGGTAATCAAATCGTGGATTGTACAAATTAAACTCGGAAACTTTCTCCGCAACCACAGCGGTCTTTTTCTACAGGGTTGCGGAATTCAAATCCTTCACTGAGTCCTTGGCGCACATAATCAATTTCCACGTCCGCGAGATACATCATGCTTTTGGGATCAACTACTATAACAAAATCCGTCATGTCAAAGGCCATGTCTTCGCTGTTGACTTGATCAATATATTCCAGCACGTAGGCCAGTCCGCTACAACCTGTGGTTCTCACACCAAGACGTATGCCCAGGCCTTGTCCTCGCCTTTGTAGATTTTCTACTATCTTGCGACTGGCTGTTTCAGTGGCTCGTATCATCAGGATGTTTTTTACGGTAATCTTCTATCGCGGCTTTAATAGCGTCTTCCGCAAGGATACTGCAATGGATCTTAACTGGCGGTAGCGCGAGTTCTTCAGCGATGTCACTGTTCTTAATTGATCCAGCTTGCTCAAGCGTTTTGCCTTTGACCCACTCCGTGACGAGACTGCTACTCGCGATCGCCGACCCACACCCGTATGTTTTGAATTTTGCATCTCGAATAATCCCATCTTCTACTCTTATCTGTAATTTCATTACGTCACCGCAGGCTGGTGCACCTACCATGCCTGTGCCCACATTGACATCACCGGTGTCCATTTTTCCCACGTTTCTGGGATTTTCATAGTGATCAATTACTTTTTCTGAATAGGCCATTTGACACTCCTTGAGTTATTGTAACATACTGCGCAGGTATTTACAACAGTTTTTGGTTATTGGCGGCGCTTCATTGCGGCCTTGGCATTTGAGTCTACCACGGCTCGTGCCTGATCCACACTCATTCCGGTGACCGCTTCGGTATCGCCTTTGAAACGTACCACGCCCGAATTAGGCTCCAAGGGTTCCAAGATGTTGCTGAGTGGTTCCTGGCTGATTAGATCACCAAGATTTTCTTCGGTGACATTGACACCTAAACTTTTGGCAGCTTCTATAAATGCCGCTTGACTGATCTGTTTGCGTGCCGATTCGTCTTCACTACGTCCAAGCAAAAACTGGCTTAAGGCAGCCAGTTTTTTTGTGTTAGGATCGGTGACTTCTGTGATACGCATTATCTGCGCTCGCGACCCAGACCAGCGGCAACTGGTTCTTCTACATCAACGTCAGTGACATCAATTTCTTCTTCACCGGGTGCAGGCAATTCGGCTGGCATCTCGCCGCCAAGGCCAGCATCTGCGGTCATATCAGCACCAGGTACTACTGGAGCTTGTCCTGTGACCACTCCCAAGGCTGCTTCCAGTTGTGTTTTGGCTGTTTGAAGATTTTGCAACAGTCCACTCAAGGCTGCTGTGGCATCTGTGTTGAACTGCATGGCCTGATCCACACCAACTTCGTTCTTGATGTTGTCCACCAAAGCTGGTAGATCTTTGAACTGCATGGCGCTGATGTCTTCGCTCATGCCCTGTACTTGGTCAACCATGTCTTGGCTGGCCAGCACTACCTGTGCTTGTTGAACTTCACTGGCTTCTTTGAGTCGTTGTTTCAAACTACGACGTTCCATCATGGCTTTTTCTTTTTGTATGGCTGACTTTCTTGCCGCAATGTCTTGGGTTTGTTTTGTCAACTGTTTGTCTTCATCATCCAGTTGACGTTGTTTTTGCTGGCGTTGCAGAGCCATGGCTGCTTGTTGTTTCTGCATGTTGCCCGTGGTGCTTTGGGCATTGGGCATGTTGTTGACATAGGCACCGGTGCCGGCTGCGGTTGAGGCAGTGCTCATGCCCACTGGTTGTTCCATGATCCGGGCGGCCAGGGCCTGTTCCATGACCACAAGTTTAAGATAGGCAGGATTCTGTTCAGAGCGATGAAACGCAGGAGTCCTGCGGTGTTCGGCTATGGTAGCACGCACACGACGCAACATACCTTTGGCCTGTTGGGCAGAGACCTGCTCAAAATTCACACGATCGCCAAAGTAGTTTTCAAATACCTTAGCGGCTTGTTTTGTTGGGGTGGCCACGGCCAGTTCTTGCAGTTTCATCTTCGAATCCTCGTTGTTGACAATATTTAGCCCAGCTCACATATTTGGTCAGTTGATTTTCCAGGTGTTTTTTGTGTATGATCTTGCTTTCCAGCTTGGTCAAGATGGTTTCACGTAGTGCAGGATCGCGGCTGCGATCTCCTATGCCAGCACGGGTGGCTATGTCTGCTGTGAGCGAGGACAGTTTGCGGTCGGTTTCCAGTAGTTCTCGCGCTGTGTTGTAGGCTTGGTTTTTGTCGGCTATGCACCAGCTGAGTGCTGTTCTTGTGGTAGCAAACACACCCACATCTGTGGCACTACAAAACACCCGGAATCCGTAAGATTCGGGCTGTATCCTGTAGCGTCCAAAAACTTCATACACGCCATCGTCGTTTTGCCAGATCACATTGGGCATGAGATCTCGGAATTCCTGGCGGAATACACGTTCTACTTCGCGTTCGCTTGTCATTTCAACACGTAGTGTGTGACCAGATATATCACCGTGGCTGATAGTGCACCAATCAGGCCCACACCCCAGCCGATGAGTTGATCTGTGCGTTTTTCGCTCATGCGTTGGACCATGTCATGCACTTCGCGAATCACCTCAGAAAGACTGGAGATCTTGGCATCCACATGATCCAGTCTGGTTTCCAGGGCATTGTAGCGCTCGGCACACAGTTCCACGTGTGCTTCAAGGCTTTTCTTTTCGATGTCAGTGGGTTCAACCATGCTGTGTCTCCATCATGTATTTATGGGCACAGCAGCAAACCAGATATTCTGGCGCGGGCCCTTGGTCACTAGAAAAGGATCTAGGTCAGGATCATTGTTGAGTTCTCGCAACATGGGTACACCTTGGGCATCATCACGCAACACCGAAACAGGATCTGCGTCAGGACCAAACACTCCAGGTCTGTCGCTTTCAAACTCAAACATCCAGCGTGTGCCGGTGCGATCTGCTATGGGATCTGTGACATCAAACAACTGTGTGCGTAGCCCCAGGATCTGTTGCAGGGTTTCCCAGTTGCGCTGTTGATTCCGGGCACGATCCCAAGACCGTTGATCCGTGATCAGTTGGCCGGCACGGTCCTGGAATGGCAGGCGTTGTGTGCGGCAGTGACCAGTCACGCCTGTGGCCGTGATGTCAAACAGGGTCTGGCAAGCAAATCTCATGTGTTTTTCCGACCCAGTTCGTACATGATCTCTACCTGTTCACATAAGTGATCCAGTTCCACATTGTCTCGGCGGGCTGAAAAAATGTCCACCCAGCGTTTTTGTGCTTCTAGTTCTTTGAGTTCTTGTTGCAAGTTGGGATCCTGCCAGTGCAGTTCTCTGTGAGTGCTTCCGGGTTTACGGGCATACACAGTGCGTCCACCGTCGGGACTTTCAAACACTGTGAGTTCTGTGATTTTGCTGACCTGCATGATGTATTTACTACAAAGCCCCTTGCGGGGCCTTGTTTATTGCTGACTCACAAACTTGTTGAGTTCTTCGGCCTTGCTGATCACATCCGTGGCGGATGGAAAATCAGGCAAGGTTGGGAACGGTTTGGGATCTCGCGGTGCAATTTCATTGTGATACGTTTCGCGACTGGCGTGCCACTCTTGCAGTTTGCTTTCGCGACTTTGATACACTGGCGTGCAGAGAATTTCGTTGGCCAGCTTGAGAAGTTCGAGACGGATCTCGTAGGGTGATTTGCTCATGATATACTCCTTTCTGTGTGTATGTG